CTTGTCCAAAAGAGCAGCAGCCTTCGCCCCTACTCGGGGGTGCTTGGTTACAACGCAATTCGGCATAACTTCCTTGCTGCGTTGAGCGACGACGAAGTGAAAGCGATCGTCCTGTCGGTCGACTCGCCGGGCGGTGAGGTTGCTGGGTGCTTTGATCTTGCCGACCTGATCTATGAGTCGCGCAGCATCAAGCCGACGCTGGCGATCCTCAACGAGTGCGCATATAGCGCAGCCTACGCGCTGGCCAGCGCATGCGAGCAGATCACTGTGCCGCGTACTGGCGGAACCGGTTCCGTCGGCGTCATCTGCATGCACCTTGACCAGAGCAAGGCGATCGACAAGGCCGGACTGGCTGTGACGATCATCAAGTATGGCGATCGCAAGGCCGACGGAAACCAGTTCTCCCCGCTGTCAAAGGAAGCGCTGGAACGATTCCAGGCTGACGTGGACCAGATGGGCGAACTATTCGTGTCGACCGTCGCCCGCAACCGCAATTTGCCCTTCGATGTCGTACGCGACACGCAGGCCACAACGTTTCTCGGCGCCGCTGGCGTCGAGATCGGCTTCGCTGACGCCGTGATGGCGCCAGATGAGGCGTTTCGATCCCTGCTCGCTGAGCTGGGCTGACATTTCCCAACCCCACGAGGTTATCAATATGAGTATTCGCTCCCTTGCGGCGCGCGGGCTCTCGTTCGCCCATCTCGCTGGTCTGTCCGCAAAGGCCGCCAAGGCCGAGGACGACGAAGAGAAAAAGGACGCGCGCGCTGAAGACGACAGCGACGAAGAAGAGAAGAAGGACGCCAAGGCGGAGTCGGAAGACGACAAGAAGGATGCCAAGGCCGACGACAGCGACGAGTACGCTGAAGACGACGACGAGAAGGAAAAGGCCGAGGACGACGAGGACAAGAAGGACGCGAAGGCCGAAGACGATGACGACAGCGATGAGGAGATGCGCGGCAAAAGCGCCGTCGCTCGCGCCCGCCGTCGCGAGCAGGCCCGTTGCGCTGCGATCTTCGCCTCGAAGGCCGCCGCTCGCAATCCGGTTCTCGCTGCCAACCTGGCTTTCAAGACCCGCATGACGCGGGACGAAGCTATCGCCACGCTGGAAGGCACGCCGGCGCCCGCTGGTCACTCGGATCGCGGCGCACGCAACCCGAGCATCGGCACCAGCGCCGCCAAGCAATCGCCTCAGCAGGCCACGGCGGCGCGCTGGGACGCAAACCTGAAGGCCGCCAACCCTTCCCGCCGCTAAACACCTTCGTTCGAAAGGAATTGAACCATGGGTAACCCCACCTACACGCCGTTTCAGGAGACTTTCCACAACGGCGGCTTTCTCGTCTCGCAGGCCAACGGCCACCAGTCCATCGATCAGGGCACGCTGACCGGCGGCGTCAAGGTTCTGGCCGGCACCGTGCTCGGCACCGTTCTGTCGGCATTGACCGCCGCTGCAGCAGCTCTCGGCACGAACACCGGTAACGGCACGTTCGGCACGATCACCCCGCAGGCCGCGCCCGCGACGATGATCGGTGTCTACAGCATTCTGTTCACCGCTGCGACGGCCTTCACGGTCACCGCTCCGGACGGCCAGACCTCCACCGGCTCGACTGGCGTCGCCTTCAGCGCGCTCGGCGTGGGCTTCACGATCACCGCGGGCGGCACGCCGTTCGCCGTGAACGACTCATTCACCCTGACCACCACCGCGGCCCCTGGCAACCCGTCGATCGTCTCGGCAGCCGGCACCAACACCGGCAACGGTACGCTGGGCTCGCTGACTGCCACCGGCTACGCCGCCAAGGCTGGCGTCTACGCCGTTGAGTTCGACGATGCGACGCACTTCATCGTTTCCGATCCGACCGGTGCTGAAGTAGGCCACGGCACGACCGGCGTCGCCTTCAAGGCTGGCGGCCTGTCGTTCACGATCACCGCTGGCGGTACGGCGTTCGTTGCTGGCGACAGCTTCGCGGTCACCGTGGCTGCTGGCTCGGGCAAGTACAAGCCATTCGATCCGGCCAACGTGGACGGCTCGCAGATTCCCAGCGGCATTCTGTTCGCCACCAAGGACGTCACGACCGTCGACAAGCCCTGCGCCGTGGTGGTCCGCCAGTGCGAGGTGAACGCCTCCGAACTGGTGTGGCCGACTGGCATGAGCGCAGCCGCCATCACTGCCGCCCTCGCGCAATTGAAGGCTATCGGGATCCAGCCGCGGTAACGCGAAACTGATCTGACCAACAAGCCGCCTCCGGGCGGCTTCTTCTTTTCCGCAATCAATAGGCCGTCAGCAATGGGCGGCTTTTCTTTTTTCCAGAGGAATAAGCCATGGCTGGCGAAATCATTGACATCTTCAATAGCGACGCGTTCTCGGCGCTGACTCTGACGCAGGGCGTTCAGCGCAACCCGTACCAACCGGGTGCGCTGGGTCGTCTGAACATCTTCGATCCGAACCCGATCCGCACGACCGCCGTCTCGGTGGAAGAGCGCACCGGTACTCTGAAGCTGATCGGCTTCAGCGAGCGTGGCACCGAAGGCACCCAGCGCACCACCGAGAAGCGCAAGATGCGCTACTTCGACGTGCCGCGCCTGATGCACGACGACACGATCCACACCTACGAAATCCAGAACATCCGCGAGTTCCCGGAAGGCCCGACCGGCCAGATCGTGACCGTGCCGATGCAGCTGGAGCGTGAAGTTGCCCGCCGCCTGGCTGGTCCGACCGGTCTGCTGGCCAGCGTCGAGTACACCAAGGAATATCTGCGCCTCGCCGCAGTGCAAGGTCTGGTGCTCAACCCGGCCGACGGCTCCGTCCTGTACAACTGGTTCGACGAATTCCAGATCACGCAAGCCACTGAAACGGGCTTCAACCTGGCCGCCGGTACCGCCAACAGCCTGCGCCCGATCATCAACGGCATCAAGCGTCAGATGGCACGCAAGGCGCAGGGCGCTTTCACGCAGTCGACCCGCATCATGGCGCTGTGCGGAGACCAGTTCTACGACCAGTTCTCCAACCATCCGGACGTGATCCGCACCTTCCTGAACTGGGAAGGCGCGCGCGACATCCGCGATGACGCATTCGGCGATGCTTTTGCTTCGTTCGAATTCGACGGCATCACCTGGGTGAACTACCGCGGCTCGGACGACAACTCGACCGTCAAGATCGCCGACGACAAGGTCAAGTTCTTCCCGGTGAATGCTCCCGGCATCTTCCAGGAAGTCATGGCCCCAGGCGAGTCGGCCGAGTTCATCAATCAGCCAGGCGCCCCGGTCTACGTGCTGCCGATCGTCGACCGCGATCGCCGCATGTGGTGGAAGATGGAATGTTATTCGTACCCACTTTATTTGTGCACCAGGCCGGAGGTTCTCCTCTCCGGTCGCGCCGGCGCATAACGGGATGTTCACGTATCTCGTAACCGGCCCTTCTGGCAAGAGGTACGTGGGCATTACCTCTGGCATGATCGAAGATCGGTGGAAGCGTCATGTCATTGATGCGATGGCGCGACGCTCCCGTAGCGCACTCCACGCGGCTATCCGTCTGTATGGCGCGAATGCATTCACTGTCGAGCAAATCGGCTCCTGCGAAACGTGGGAGCAACTTTGCGAAATGGAGAAGGCCGCAATCGCGTCATATGGCACGTTTCGTCCGACTGGGTACAACCTCACTCTTGGCGGCGATGGGAAGTCAGGATGTACGCCGTCAGATGAGACGCGCCAGAAGATGTCTGACGCCCTAAAAGGCCGAGAGGTGAGCGAGGAGCAAAAGGCAAAGGTTTCTGCCTGGCACTCCGCACTGCCTGATGAAGTTCGCGCAGACCGGGCTAAGAAGATGTCCGAGGCGAATGCCCGCCGCACCCCCGAAGATCGCGCCAGAATCTCCGAAGTCATCTCAGCATCGAAGCGCGGGAAAAAGCGAGATCCCGAAACGGTTGCGAAGATTGCTGATGCATTACGTGGCAAGCCTCGTTCCGCTGAAGCAATCGCCAAGACTACTGCCAGCAACACCGGCCGTAAGCACTCTGATGAAATGCGAGCCAGGATGTCCGAGATCGCCAAGGCCAGAAGTCCAGAGGCCATGGCGAACTTTCTCGGCAACCGAAAAGGGGTGAGCCACTCGGAAGAGACCCGCGCAAAGATGTCGGAAGCAGCCCAGGCGCGCCGCGAGAAGACCGCAGAAGCAATGCGGGAAATCTGGCGGCAACGCAAGGCAGCGCAGATCGGGGGCGCCCCATGATCAATTGGAGCGCTACCGTATTGGCCCCGCTAATGGCAGTCTTTGGCGAGGCGGTGACGTATATGCCGGCCGCCGGAGGCTCCTACGCAATCAATGGCGTGTTCGACGACGCTTACCTCAAGGAGGTGATGTTCGAGGATGCGTCGCAGGGCGTGACGGAAGTCAGCGCGGTGCTCGGCGTCCAACTGTCCCAGTTCACCACGGCTCCAGTTCAGAACGATCAACTATCCGTGGCGAGCGTCAACTCGACTTATGTCGTGCGCGATGTTCGCCGGGATAGTCATGGCGGCGCAAAGTTGATGCTGTCGAGGGTGAGCAGTCCATGACGACATCCGCTGATATTCGCGCGCTATTCGTGGCGGCGCTCAAAGGCGCGACGGACGCAGGGCTGGCGGTCTACTCGCCGTTTGACTGGCCGACGTCGCCCTCTGCGTATCCGCTGATACTCGTCCACACGCGGAAAGAGCGCAAGGTATCGCTCGGCCCTAACGCGCCGGAGTTCGATGTCTACACGACGGTCGAGATCCTGGCGCGTACGAAGTCTGCCGCGCAGGTAGGCGACGCCGGGTCTGCTGTTGCTCTGGCCGCTGCTGAGGCTCTGAAGCTTCAGATTGAGACGGCGCTGATCAATAACCCTGCGATATGGGCTGATCCGGCCGGTGGCCAGCGCATAGAACAGTTCACCTCGGTAGATTCGGAGATCAATACGCACTCCGAAGGCGATATGCCGATGGCCGAACTGGCCATGTCGATCGAAGTGAAGTTCTACCAGGGACCGGAGTTCTTCTATCCGATCCCGGCCGACCCGCTGCAGACCGTGAACATCAATGTCGATATGGCAGGTCCGTTCGACCCGAATGGCACGTATTCGAATCCGCCTTTCCCATCCGCTGTAACTCCCGCACCTCGCACCTCGGGGCCAGACGGCCGCAATGAGGGTGCTTTGACAATCAATCTGCCGCAGTGATCGACATGAGTGGTGAGATTCACGCGATGCCCACATCTAGGGCTGATGCGTTGCGCCTTGGTGTGAAGGCTTACTGGACTGGCAGGCCGTGCGTGAGAGGACATCTCGCACGGCGGTACGCGTCGTCAGGAACATGTGCTGGATGTGTTTCTGACGCATATCAAGCGTGGGCCACCAAGAACCCCGAAAAGCTTAAGGAAAAGGATCGTAGGCGATATGACGAAGATCCCGAAAAGCAGCGCGCTAGGGTGCGAGATTGGTACGCGAGAAACGCAGAGGCAAGAAGAGAAAAGTCGCGACAAAACCCGGAAATAGGTGCAGCAAGGGCGAGAGCTTGGCGCAAGAAAAATCCAGCGCGAGCGCGAGCCAACTTTGCGGCATATCGCGCGGCAGTTCTAATGGCAACGCCAAAATGGGCTGATGTTGGACTAATCGAAAAGGTCTATCAAGAAGCCGTCGAGCGCACGAATGAAACGGGGGTTAGATATGAGGTTGATCACATTGTCCCTTTGCGCGGCAGGACCGTGTGTGGACTTCACGTCCACTACAACCTCCAAATCCTCACTAGAAGCGAAAACGCCAGTAAGGGTAATCGTCTCCACGAATCTCTATTAGCCCCTGCTTAATAAGGAGCACACCCCATGAAGGTCTACCCGAGCCCCGGGCTCTCCGTGCGAGACCCGGTCACGATGAATTTGCTCGACGAAAACGGTCTGGAAGTCGCTGAAGGCGATCTCCATTGGGATCGGATGCTGCGCGACAAGGACGTCGTCAAGACGCCGCCGACCAAGGCAAAGCCCGAAAATGGGGGTGACAAGCAATGACGATTCCGTTCAAGCAGGTTCCGTCGAATATCCGCGTTCCGCTCTTCTACGCCGAAGTCGACAACTCGCAGGCCAACACGGCGACCGCCAACCAGCGCGCGCTGATCATCGGCCAGATCACCTCTGCGGGCACCGCGACTCCCAACGTGCCGATCATCTCGCAAGGCATCGCTGATGCGAAGCTGCAGGGCGGTCAGGGTTCGATGCTCGCGCAGATGACCTACACCTATCGCCAGAACGACAACTTTGGCGAAGTGTGGTATCTGCCGCTGCAGGATGACGCGGCATCTGTCGCCGCCACCGGCACGATTGCATTTACGGCGGCCGCCACGGCGAACGGCACGCTGTCACTATATATCGGCGGCATGCTCGTGACGACCGTAATCACGTCGGGCATGACCACGGCTCAGATCGCAACGGCTGTTGCCGCAGCGATCAACGCGATCAATGACCTGGCGGTTACGGCGACGGCAACCACGACGACCGTGACCATCACGGCCAAAAACAAGGGGCTTGCCGGCAACGACATCGACATCCGCGTGAACTATCGCGGCGTGCCGGGCGGGGAGGTGACGCCGACTGGTCTGACGTTCACCATCACGCCGATGGCAAGCGGCGCGACCAACCCGAGTTTGACGACCGGCCTAGCCAACCTGCAGAGCATGCCGTTCGACTTCATCGTGTGCCCGTACACCGACACGACGTCGCTGGCCGCGCTGCAGGCTTTCCTGAACGACACCACCGGCCGCTGGTCGTGGAGTACGCAGGTATATGGCCACTGCTTCTTCGCCTACCGCGGCACGTCGGCGGCGCTGACCACGTTCGGCCTGACGCGGAACAACCAGCACGAGTCGTGCATGGGCTTCTATGACTCGCCGACACCGGTATGGAAGTGGGCGGCCGCCTTCGCCGCTGCATCGGCCGTGAGTCTGCGCGCTGATCCAGGCGTGCCGCTTCAGACGGTTGTGCTGTCCGACGTCATGGCGCCTCCGCTGGCCTCGCAGTTCTCGCTGTCGCAGCGCAATACCAACCTGTACGACGGAATCGCGACGTTCACGGTCGGTACCGACGGCACGGTGCGCATCGAAAACGCGATCACGACGTATCAGCTCAACGCGTTCGGTCAGCCGGATAACTCGTATCTCGAGGTCGAGACGATGTTCCTGCTGACCTACGTGTTGCGCAACATGGCAACGCTGGTCACGTCGAAGTATGCGCGTGTGAAGTTGGCTGCGGACGGAACGCGGTTCGCGCCGGGATCGGCCATCGTGACGCCGAGCGTCATCAGGGCTGATCTGATCGCCGCGTATCAGACGTTGGAATACAACGGGTACGTCCAGAACAGCCAGGCGTTCGCGCAAGGGATCATCGTTCAGAAGAACGCACAGAACCCGAACCGCGTGGATGTCCTGTGGCCGGGCACGCTGATCAATCAGCTCCGCATCTTCGCCCTGTTGGCCCAGTTCCGGCTGAGCTGATCCCGAGTCAAACCGCATAAGCCGCCTACGGGCGGCTTTTTCATTTGGAGAGCCTAAATGGCGGATACCACCAACCGTTTGGCCGGGATTGCATTCATTTCGGTAGACGGCCAGAACTACATGCTGCAGGCCGATCTGACCTATCGCGTGTCGACGATCGAGCGCGAGTCGCTGATCGGTCAGGACACGGTCCACGGCTACAGCGAGAAGCCGTCGACCGGGATGATCTCGGCGACGCTGCGCGATGCAAAGAACCTGAGCGTTTCCGCGATCAACTCGATGACCAACTCAACGGTCGTCCTTCAGCTTGCCAACGGCAAGACCATCATTGGCCGGAACATGTGGACTGTTGACGTGCAGGAAGTGAAGACTGCCGACGCGACGCTCGACGTGAAGTGGGAAGGCCCCTCGGTTACGGAAGCCTGACATGCAACCTGAAGAAAAGATCCTGAAGCTTCGCAAGCCCGTCACGATCGGCTCCGGTGAAGGCGCAGTTACCTACGACTCGCTGAACCTACGCGAGCCGACGGCCGGCGAACTCGACAAGGCCATGTCGGCATCGACCAACATCGGCATCGGCATCCTGCTGATCCACCTGGTCGCCGGCGTCCCGAAGATTGCCGTCGAGAAACTCTGCCAACGTGACTTCACGGAGGCGAACGAGTACCTCGGGGGTTTTACCGACGATGGCCCGACGGATGCGGAAGCGTAGTTGCTGAAGTCACGCACTTCTACCGCTGGGGGCCAGAGGATGCGTGGCGGTTGAACCTGTCTCGTTTGCAGTGGTGGAACGAACAGGCTGTGCGAATAAAAAAGCTGATGGAGCAATAAATGGCGGCGGCATCGACGTTCTCAGTAACGATCAGCGCAGTCGACAAGGCTACTGCCTCGATTCGCAAGATCAAGGCGTCGATTGCCAACGTCACCAAGCCGGCCACCGACCTCAAGGCGTCATTCTCGTCTTTGGGGAAGGAAGCCGGGCTAGACCGCGTAGCCAAGGGCGTGAAGTCCATCGGCAACGCAGCGCAGAGCGCCGCGCGGCATGTGGCCTCCATGGTTCCGGCGCTTGGCGCCGTGGCCGGCATTGCATCGGCGGCTGGCATTGCTGCGCTCGCCACCGAGTTTGGTCGTGCTGGAGCGGAGATCAAGCGCACGTCGGCGGTGCTCGGCGTGTCGACCAGCGATCTTCAGGCATACCGAGGCGCCGCCAAGCTCGCCGGCCTGTCGGCTGAAGATCTGACTGGTGGTTTGAAGTCGCTCGGAACGACGATCGAGGATGCCACATTCGGTCGTAATCAGGATGCGCTCGTCCTGATGCATAAATTCGGCATCAGCCTTCACAAGACGAAGGACGGCGCTGTCGACGCCACGCGCGCGCTGAAGGACGTCTCTGACGCCATCGTCGCGCAGAAGGGCAACGTCCAGGCGCAATCTCTAATCGCCCGAGCATTCGGCGTTGAATCGCTGCTTCCGCTGCTGCAGAAGGGCAAGATTGGCATCGAGGAACTCGTAGCGGAGGCCCGCAAGATGGGCCTGGTCCTGAGCGACGCGCAACTCGACAAGGGCGAGAAGTTCAACAAGAACCTGCTCAAGCTAGAGGCTTCCGCGACAAGGCTCAAGAATGCCTTTGGCGACTCCATGGCGCCAGCCGTTGAGCGCGTCATCAACGCCGTTGCCCGTCTTGTCGACAAATATGGCGACGTCGCAGCGACGAAAGTTGCCGAGTACGTCGAGCGGTTCGCTGTGTGGCTCGATCACGTCGATTGGGAAAAAACGGCTGATTCCGTGTCGAAGTTTGTCGATTCGATTGGTGGCGTCAAGGGCGTCGCCATCGCTATTGCGGCGATCTCATTCGCAGGGCCGATTGCCGGTGTGCTCAGCCTGATTTCGAATCTGACGTTGCTGACGGCAACCGTAGCCCCGGCTGCGATTCGGGCATTGGCCGGCATTGGCACGGCGAGTGCCGGCGCGGCGGCGGGTGGTGCTGCTGCCGCTGGTGGCGGCGCGGCGGCCGCGGCAGGCGGCGGACTACTGGCCACGCTCGGTCGATTTCTCGTCAACCCGCTGACGGTCGGTGCATACCTTGGCCTGCGATCCGGTGATCTGAATTCCGGCGAGGATGCCGAGCTTGCCCGCCGCCGCGGCGGTGCCTCTGGTCAGCCTGGCGCAACCGACGCGGTTGCGTTCTTCCAGGCAAAGGGGTGGACGAAGGAGCAGGCGACCGGGATCGTTGCGAATCTTCGGCAGGAAAGCCAGATGAATCCCGCCGCCGTTGGTGACAACGGCGCCGCATACGGGGTTGCGCAATGGCATAAAGACCGCCAAGACAACTTCGCAAAGTTCGCCGGCAAGGACATCCGCCAGTCTAGCCTGTCAGAGCAACTGGCTTTCGTCGACCACGAACTTAGGAACGGCACCGAGCAGAATGCGGGCAGAAAGCTGGCGGCAGCGAAGACTGCGCAGGAGGCTGGTGAAGTAGTTTCCCGCCTGTATGAGCGTCCGGCGAACGCTGATACCGAGGCTGCGCGCCGAGCCCAAGGTGCCGGATCGATTGTCGCGGCGAATCAGCCCGGCGCAATTGGTGCGGCCGCCGATGCCGGAAAGGTGCAGGTCGAAGTGGTGTTCGCAAACGCCCCGGCAGGCACAAAGACCTCGCTCAAGACATCGGGAAATGTGACCGCATCCGTTCGGATCGGTAACGCCAACGTAACAGGGCCGTCCGTATGAGCATTTCAGCAAAAATCGGCGACGCCGTCGGCAGCATTGGCGGCGTAGCTCAGGCGGCGAGTGACCTTGCGAGGCTGTTCAATGGCGGGAGTGACTACTGGAGCAAGCTACGCCAGGCAAGCTACAACGGCGTGCCATTCGCTGTGCTCGACGAAAGCGGCACTTTCGGTCGGCGCTCCGTGGTTCATGAGTACCCGAACAAGGAAACGCGGCCGTGGGTCGAAGACATGGGGATTCAGACCAGCGTCTTGCGTATCAATGGCTTCCTTGTCGAGAACAGCCTGGTATATGGTGGCGGATCGGTGTTCTCCCAAAGAGCAAAGCTTCTCACCGAGCTTTGGAAGAATGGCAATGACGGACTAGGGACTCTTGTTCACCCCACCTGGGGGCAGATCAAGGTCAACGTCATGGGAGCGGAATTCGGCACCTCATGGGACCGTGGCCGCGTCGTAGAGGTCCGTTTTGCCTTCGTCATGGGGGGTGAGCGGCAGTATCCGAAGGCCAAGAAGCCGACTACAAGCGCCGTTGCGGGTGCGGCGGCCGGCGTCAATTCTGCGTCGCTGCTCAGCTTTATCAAGGGTATCGCGTCTGCGGTTCTCAAGGGCGCCGCAGTAATTCAGTCGGCAGTCTCGACGGTCGTTGGGTGGTATCAGACGGTCACGACACTGATTCACGACGTCAAACGGTTCTGGAATTCCATTTCGACGCTGACTGGAAATTTCGGGCGTCTCTTCGGCGGCGGGAATACCGGCTATGCGGGAACAAACAAGAAAGCGGCCAGCACTGCGACGGTCGCAAGCCTGATCTCTGCCGACACAGCGAACCGCGCGGCGGTGGAAACTGCCGGAAGCGCGCTCACTGCGGCGGCGTCCAACGTTGGCACCGACCAGACGACGTTCGCGAATGCTGCGCAAGGCGTCGTTACTGCGCTGGCTGCGTCTGCGGCGTCGCCGGCCGACGCGATCCGGTTGCTGTCGAGCCTTCTGACCTACGCACCTAATCCGGTCGTCGGTTCGTCTCAGGTGGCGCTCGCGCAGACCACGATGCAGAACTGCTGCGCTGATCTGTTGCGGCGCGCGACGGTGGCTCAGGTCGCAGTGTCGGCAACGTCCTACCAGCCGACATCAGCAAACGACGCCTCGGCGATGCGCGACAGCATAACGGCGCTTCTCGATAACGAGATCACGATTGCCGCAAATCAGGGCGAGGACGGCGTTTATACGGCACTCAAGACGCTGCGGCAGTCGGTCGTCGCCGATCTAGATGCGCGCGGCAATGGCCTGGCGGCGGTAGCGACGTTCAGTTTCGGCAATACGTTGCCCGCGCTCACGCTGGCGAACCGGTTGTATCGCGACGCAACACGAAGCGACGAACTGGTGGCGCAGGCGAATCCGATTCACCCAGCATTTGTTCCGACGAGCTTCAAAGCACTTTCGAGCTAAACGATGGTAGACGACGGAATCCTTCTCTCGATCGGCAATTACATGCTCTCCGGCTGGACGAGCCTGCGCTGCACCCGAGGCATTGAAAGGTTTCCGAGCGACTTCGAACTCGGGATGACCGAGCTATTTCCCGGGCAGGCCAACGATTTCGTTGTGCAGCCCGGCGATGAATGCCTTCTGGCGATTGGCGGTGACCCGGTGGTGGTCGGTTATGTCGACCGGGTCGTGCCGAGCCTCAATGCGAACATGCATGAGATTCGCGTCTCGGGCCGCGGTAGGTGCCAGGATCTGCTCGATTGCGCCGCAGACTGGCAAAACGGCCAGATAAGCAACTGCACGGTGTTGGATATTGCAACAAAGCTGGCGGCCCCGTACGGCGTCACGGTTTCCTGTGACGTAACTGGGCTGCCGATCATCCCGCAGCAGAACATCATGCTTGGAGAGACGGCGTACGAGATCATCGAGCGATCTGCGCGATTCAGTGCGCTGCTCGTCTATGAAGATCGCTACGGACATCTCCGACTCGCTCGCGCGTCGGAAACCGATGCGATGGCGAGCGGCGTGCAGGAGGGGGTGAATCTGGAGAGCGCGTCGGTAGAGCGCTCGATGGATCAACGCTATTCCGAAGTTCTGGCGGTGATGATCGGCACGAACAACCTCCAAGACCTTAACGCGGTGAATGCCCCGGTATTCGCGGCGAAGGACGAGAACGTTCCGCGATTCCGTCGGCGCATCATGATCGCGGAGGCTGGGGAACTCGGCTGGGACATCGGTAAGCAGCGCGCCCAATGGGAAGTCGCAAGGCGCCTTGGTCGCTCTGAGGTTGTCAGGCTGTTCGTCGACAACTGGCGAGACGTTGACGGCAACCTATGGGAGCCGAACAAGCTGATCGATGTGCTGATCCCCTCTCTGAAGGTGTCAGGGGACCAGGGCGGGACGGTGCCGAAGCGCTATCTCATCGCTGAAGTGACGTATCACCTCGGCCTTGATGGAACGCATGCCGAGCTGACGCTCATGGCGCCAGAAGCGTTCAAGCCTCAGCCGGTCCTTATCCAGAAGCAATTCGCCGAAGTCATCGGAACAGTCCCGCAACAATGAACGATCAGCAAGGAATTATTGGGCGCGTCGCGAACCGCGTCCTGCTTTCGCTCGCGCGCGCCCTGGTGACGACTGTCAACGATGCTGGCGGCGTCCAGATGATGCAGGTGAAACTGAATGCGATCGAGACGCGAGACAACACGCCGCGCATACCTGAATTCGGGCTCACGTCGAACCCCCCTGTCGGCTCGGATGCCATTGTCTGCTTCCTCGGCGGCGATCGGTCTAACGGGGTCGTGCTTGGCACGGTACACCAACCCTCGCGGCCAAAGAACCTCGCGCCCGGCGAGACGATGCTGTACAGCCAGGATGGGAAGTATGTCTATCTGACGGCCTCTGGTGGAATTTCTGTGTTCGCCAACGGTCAGCCAGTCAACGTCACGGGCGCAACGACGGTGACGATCAATGCAACCACGAAGATTCGCGCAGTTACACCCCGTTTTGAGTGCACTGGCGACATCGTTGACAACTGCGACACGACAGGCCGAAGCATGGCGGCAGATCGAGTCATTTACGACGGCCACACGCACCCGGTCACGAACGTCCAGACGGGCGGCAGCACGATCAATACCAACGCACCGAGCCAAACCGAATGACCGATACGACTACCACGTGGGATACCGCGAACAGTCGTGGCGACTGGTCCATGTCCGGCGCGTTGCTGACGACCGGAAACGATCTCCAAACCGCTGTCCTGATATCACTTTTCACAGACAGGATCGCCGAACCGGATGACGTGATTCCCGACGGCTCAAACGATCCGCGCGGCTGGTGGGGCGACGAGTTCAGCACGGTCAAGATCGGCTCCCGGCTCTGGCTTCTACAGCGAGCCAAACAGACGCAGGAAACCTTGCAGCGGGCCTATGACTACATCGTCGAGGCGCTGCAATGGATGATCGACGACGGAGTTGTGGCGAAGTTCGATGTCTACGTCGAGTGGACGGCGGCGGGAGAGCTTGGCGCAAAGGTCGTTGCATACAAACAGGATGGCTCGACGGTGGCGGACGCCTATACGTGGGCCTGGCAGGGAGTTAGCTAATGCCGTTTTCTAGGCCGCTCTTAACGGATCTGCAGACGCAAGTCGCGTCCGACATCGCGTCCAGCGTGCCGGGTTCCGATCCGCTGCTTCGCATTGCGAACCTGAGAATCACAGGAAACGTGCAGGCTGGGCTTTCGCATCTCCATTACGGCTATCTCGATTGGATTGCCCAGCAGGCCGTTCCGTGGACGGCTACCGATGAATACCTCGAAGCATGGGGTGCTCTGAAGAGCGTCTATCGCAAGCAGGCGACGGCGGCCACTGGAAGTATCACCTTCCCCGGGTCTTCCGGAACAATTTCTGCGGGAACGACGATCGTTCGCGGCGATGGCGTGACCTATACGGCCAATGCCAACGCAACGGTATCGGGTTCGTCGGTGACGGTCGCTGTCACTGCAACGGCAGCGGGCTCGGCTGGCAATTGCGCGTCCGGCACGGCCATGACGCTTGGCGCGGCCATTACTGGCATTCAGTCGGGCGGTACGGCCGCAGCGGCATTCACCGGCGGCGCTGACGTCGAGAACAACACGGCGTTCAGTGCGCGCGTGATTGCGGCGTTCCAAGTGTCGCCGCAAGGCGGGGCGAAGGGTGACTATAAGACTTGGGCCCTGGCCGTTCCCGGCGTGACGCGTGCATGGGTTGCGCCGAACGGCTTCGGGACCGGGACAGTGGTTGTCTATTTCATGATGGACAACTCGGAGGTTGCTTTCAACGGATTCCCGCAGGGCGCGAACGGAGTCTCGCAATTCGATCAAGGGCCGGGCGGAGCGCCGCGCGGCACGGTTGCGACAGGCGATCAACTGTTACTGGCCAACATGATCATCGTGTCGCAACCAGTGACGGCTCTCGTCTACGCGTGCGCGCCAATTCAGAACACGGTCAACTTCACGATCAGCGGCCTGACGTCATCTAGCACGACGACGCGCAACGCGATTGCGGCGGCGATTTCTGGCGTGTTTCTCGCGAACGGCGCGCCGGGCGGAACGATCAACCTTTCGGACATCGATTCGGCAATCGCCGCGGTTCCGGGCACGGCTGGATTCGTCATCACGTCGCCGACCGGAAACATCACGAACGCGACCGGCAATCTTCCCGTTTTGGGCACGGTTACATACACCTGAGGTGAGTGATGCTCGCACCAAGTCTCACCTCCGCCGACTACCTGCGCGCGTTTCAGGCGCTCATGCCGCAGGGTCGCGTGTGGCCTCGCGATTCTGATGCAGTTCAGACACAGGTCTTTGCCGGCCTGAATCAGGTCTATGCCCGGAATACCGCTCGAGCAAATTATCTGCTCGTTGATTCCTTCCCGGCGACGACGTATGAGTTGCTTCCCGAGTGGGAATCGACACTCGGTCTTCCCGATCCGTGCGCGGGCGAATCACCTACCGTTCAGCAACGGCGAGCGCAAGTGGTTGCGCGGATCTCGAATAGCGGTGGCCAGTCTGCGGCGTACTACATCGGTTTCGCGGCCAAGCTCGGCTACGGCATCACGGTCACGAATTTCGCGCCGTTTCGTTGCGGACAAAGCTCATGCGGCCAGCAACTGGGAAATACCGACTGGTTCTTCACCTGGTCGGTCAACGCACCGCTCAACACCGTAGTCCGCTTCGCAGCCGGCCAGTCAGCGGCAGGCGAACCCCTCGGCAGTTGGAACAACACCGTTCTCCAGTGTGAATTGAACGCAATTGCGCCGGCACACACGGTTCTTCAGTTCCGATATTCGTAAGGAAATCCATGTACCAGATTGATAACTCGACTGCGGCAACGACGCAGCCGGCGGCGACGGCTGCCGGTACGGCGGGGTTTTTCACGGACGGCAACCCGGCGACTTCCACGCCTGCGACGATCGTTCCGGCTGAATGGCTCAACGCCGTGATGCTGGAATTGAAGAACGTCGTTACCGGTGCCGGCCTAGCACTGAGCAAGCCGACATATAACCAAGTTCTATCGGCAATCCAGGCCTTCGTCCAAGCCGGCAAGATGACCGTCGGCACCGATGCCGGCGCGGCCAACGCCTGCGTTGTCAGCTATTCGCCAGCCATCGCCGCACTGACCGACGGCATGGTGCTTTGGTTCAAGGTTGCCGTAACAAACACGGGCGCGGCCACCCTCAACGTCAATGGCCTTGGTGCAATACAGATTTGGGGCATGAACAATGCGCCGCTAACTGGCGGTGAGCTTGTCGCAGCGGGCCGCGCGCTTGTTGTCTTCCGCGCGGATACGAACGTATTTAGCCTGATCGAATGCACGGGCGGAGCACAGCCGGTGGCCCCTGCAGTTTCGAGCCAGCATGCCGCGCAATATGGCCAGTTGATCGGCAAGAACCGCGTGATTAACGGGCGGTTCCGCACCAACCAGGGCGGCTATGTCAGCGGCACCGCGCTGGCTGTCGGTGCGTATGGTTTCGATATGTGGAAGTCGTCCACGGCCAATTCGACGATGACGTTCACGGCTGTGCCGCAAGGTCAGCAAGTAACCATCGTCGGATCGTTTCAGGAAGTCATCGAGCAGACGAACATTGAGGCTGGAACCTATACGCTGTCTTGGGCTGGCACCGCGCAAGGCCGCGTGTATAACTCCGGTGCCAGTGCCCCCGCTTATGCCGCATCGCCGCTAACCGTGACGCTGGACGGCACGCAAAACGTCATTATCGAGTTCAATGCAGGCACGCTTGACCTGGTGCAGCTTGAAGCTGGATCGATAAAAACGACATTCGAGCGCGTTGATGCCGCATTGGAATTGATGCGTTGCATGCGCTATTTTCAGACCGATACTTTCCATTGTTTGGGTGCGCCTGTTGCGGCTGGAACGGGTAGTACGACAATTGTCGCTAACCAATCTGCAGTGCAAGGCCAGCGGCCGTTAGCAGTTCCGATGCGTGCTGCCCCGACATTTACGTTTAAGGATTTGGTAGGAAACGCTAGCGCCTACAGTGTGTTTTCAAATGGGCAATTAAACAACCAAACACCTAGTAACGGCGGTGCAGGTACTGGCGGCAGTGCAACATTCGTTGACATGGACGCCACTTTTGCAATATCGACGGTGACATGGTGTCGTTTTGTTTACACCCTCAACGCAAGGCTTTAAACCATGAGCGCAATTTATCAACTTGGGCAAAACGGCATCGTCATTCGGCTGTTGGATGGCGCAATCATCCCCAATGATCCGCACAACACTGACTATGCGGCGTACTTGGCGTGGGTCGCGGCTGGAAACACGGCGAGCCCCGCACCGGCACTGACCCTCGCACAAGCGCAGGCTGCTCAGATCAGCACCGTGACCGCCGCCTGCGCCGCTGCCATCGTGGCCGGCTTCGCATCCTCGGCGCTTGGCGCTGAGCACAGCTACCCCTCGCAGATGACGGACCAGCAGAACCTGTCCGCCTCGGTGTTGGCCTCGCTTTTGCCAAACCTGCCGACCGGCTGGACCACTCCGTTCTGGTGCGCAGACACCAACGGCAACTGGAGCTACGCCAGTCACACGGCCGCGCAGATCCAGCAGGCCGGGCAGGATGGCAAGGCCGCCATCGTCGCGGCCATCCAGAAGAAAGAGGGCCTCGTGGCGCAGATCAACGCGGCCGCCACGGTGACAGCCGTCCAGGCAATCAACTGGAACTGACCATGATCCGTGCCAAGCTGTTGATGATTTGGGGGCTTTGCACGGTCACGGCGCCCATTCTCCTGCTGGCAATGGCGTGCCAGGCCTCGTTCGGTTCCACCTCGCGCGCACTGAGCATGGCAGTGGCGTACGACGAGTGCGGCAATGCGCTGTTCGGCGGGGCACGGGGCGAGACTATCTCGACCCGAACGGGCAACGCACTGATCCAAGGCCGGCGATGGGCCAAGATCGTCGCGCCCATCATTGATGGCATCTTCGGCCCCGGCCATTGCCTAGCCAACGCAACGATCAAGCGGTAACTGCAGAAAAACACCAACCACAGCCGCCTACGAACGGCTTTTCCTTTCCGGGGTCTCACATGTCCGAACCAGTCAGCGGCACCGCGTTTTCCGTAGCCGGCTGGAAACTTCTCGGCGGCGCGGCGGGCGCTGGCGCAATCGGTGCGGGCTTAGCTTCCATCGTCGTCATGTGCATCACTACACCGCGAAGCCCGCGCGAATGGGCGGTTGGCTTGACCTCGACAGTCGTCGGCTCGATTGCCGGCGGGTCGGCGGTCATCATGAAGTTCGGCCTGCAGTCGTGGGCTCACGATCCGTTTGGCTTGGTGGCAATGCTCGGGCTGGTGTTCGCCTGCGGGCTGCCTGCCTGGTCGATCGTCCGGTGGGTGTTCAACTGGATCGAGAAACGAAAGGACAAGGACCTCGCCGAGGTAGTCCAGGATGCGCGCGACGCGGTGGCGGGAGCGAAGAATGGCTGATGCGCTGATCACCGCGGCGCAGCTGCGGGCGATCATGCCGCTCGCTGGCGCTCGGGCGGACGTGTTCGCGCCTCACCTGTCGGCCGCCATGCTTCAGTTCGAGATCAACACGCCGACGCGCGCGGCCGCGTTCCTTGCGCAGACCGGCCACGAGTCTGGCCAGCTGCGCCTGCTGCGTGAAATCTGGGGCCCGACGCCGGCGCAGCGCCGGTACGAGGGCAGGGCGGATCTCGGCAACACGGAGCCCGGCGACGGCAAGCGGTACATGGGGCGCGGGCTGATCCAAGTCACCGGCCGGAAGAACTATGTGCTGTGCGGATTCGGCCTGCACCTGGACCTGGTCACCCACCCCGAGCTGCTCGAGCAGCCGGAGCACGCGGCAGCGTCGGCCGGCTGGTATTGGCACACCAACGGGCTGAACCGCTTCGCCGATGCCGGCGACTTCGTTGGCCTGACGCGCGCCATCAATGGCGGCACCAATGGCATTGCCGATCGGCGGGCGCTTTGGGCGCGCGCCAAGACCGCATTGGGGGTGAACTCATGAGCAAAGCAAAGATCGTCCGCGACACCGAGGGCCGGTTTTACGGCATCAAGTGGAAGTGCCCCGCTTGCCGATGGGATGACGGCGAAATGCACGTTCATATTCTGCCGGTAGATTGGTTGCCGCCAGGCGAAACGCAAGCGTCGCCGCACATTGCCGGTAAGCCTAAATGGTCATTCAATGGCGATTTTGACAAGCCGGTGTTTGGCCCTAGCGTTTTGAGTTCCGCCGAGTTCCCGGACGGGCGCCGCGTGTGTCATTCGTTCGTCGGGTGCAACGGCGCGCAGCCAGGCCAGATCACGTTCCTTGGCGACTGCACCCACGCACTCGCCGGCCAGACGGTCGATCTCCCCGACGTCGACTGACCTCGCCACACCCAACATCAGCCCCGCCACGCGCGGGGCTTTTGCATTTCTGGAGGGCCTATGGCCGTCACCGATACCCACGAAGAGAAAGAGACGCTCACCGTCGACGTGCTGCTGCCTGGCCACGAGGCGCGGACCACGACGCCGCTGTTCCTGCATTCAAAGAAAGCGCTGATCGCGCGCGAGGGTGGTCGCTGCTACATCTGCAACGCGACTGCGGAGGAATCCGGCCATCCGCTGGAGGCGCATCACCACCCGATCGAGCGCTCGCTGGCCAACATGATCGACTGGGCCAGCGTAGCCGAGTTTGCCAAGTCCGGGGCGCTGGGCCCGCACGCCGCGTCTTTCGACTGGAGCAAGTTCGACCGGGCCGATCCATACGTCTTCGTTGACGACATGACGGTGAACGGTCTTCTGCTCTGCAAGCTCCACCACACCGGCAAGGACGCCGGCATTCACGACATGCCTTTCCCGCTCTGGATTGCGCAGAAGTACGCGCGGGAAGGCTATCAGTTCAGCCCGACGGAGGTTATCCACCATGCTGATTCTTGAAGCCATCGGCGCCGCGCTGAAGTCGATCTTCGCCACGCCGGAACGCATCTTCGTCGCCGCAGTGCTGGTCGTGCTGGCGCTGGCCGGCGGCTCAGTGCTGGTCTACCGCCACGAGCGGGATGCGGCGCGCGCCGAGCTCGCGCAGGCAAAGCAGGCCGCCGCTGTCGCCAAGGTCGATGCCAAACAGGCCGCAGTGACCGCCACCGTCACCGACAAGGCCGCCCAGGCCCAGACGCAAATCCAAACCGTCTTCCGAGACCGGATCATCTACCGCGACCGCGAGGTGCCCCATGAAGTCATTGTTCACGACGACGCTGCTTGCAGCATCCCTGGCCGCTTTGTCGGCATGTGGAACAGCGCCAATCGCGCCGAAGTTCCCACAACCGCCAGCCTCCTTGATGAAGCCCCCAGCGGAGTTGTCCTCTCTGACGTTGAAGCCCAGCACGACCGCGAAGCCGAAGCTTTCCACGCAAACGCCGAGCAACTGAAGGCGTTGCAGGACTGGGTTCGCCAACAGGCGGCCATTGCTGCGAGCCGGGATAACGACTGAACAGGCGAACTATGAACCGACCCGATCTGATACAGCAGTACGGCAGCATCCGGGCGGCTGCTCGGGCTATGGGGCTCGCGGAAACTACGCTTCGGGATAGGCTGGCGAAGGGGCAGGGCGTGCAGGTCACGCTGTCGGAGCGCAAGACGGTCAACCTGCTGGCGATACGTGATGGCTCGGTCGTCATCGGCTCGGATGCCCACTATTCGCCGGGGCGCGTCACCACAGCGCACAAGGCGTTCTGCAACGTGATCGCGGAGCATCGGGCTGAACTGAAGGCGGTCATCCTGAACGGCGATCTGCTGGACGGCGCCAGGATCAGCCGGCATGACCGCATCGGCTGGCAGAAGACCTACAGCGTTAAGGACGAGCTCGAAGCGGTGCAGGAGCGGCTAGGCGAGATCGAGCAGGCAGCCAAGGGGCTGAAGATGCTTCGCACGACCGGGAACCACGACGCCCGGTTCGACAGTCGGTTGGCTGCGCAGGCCCCCGAGTACGAGGGCATCAAGGGCTTTGCGCTGGCCGATCATCTGCCGCACTGGAAAGACTCGTACCGGATCGACATCAACGACGACACGAAGGTGATTCACGCCGTCGCCAACGGCATGCACGCGGCTTACAACAACGTGGTCAAGGGCTCAGGGTTCCATGTCGTGACGGGCCACACGCACCGGCTGCAGGCCGTCCAGTTCCGGGGCTTCGGGCAACTGCGCTACGGGATCGAGACTGGCATGCTGGCGGACCCCGATCAGGAGGAATTCCACTACCTGACCGGCAGGAATGCTAACTGGCAATCCGGCTTTGTGGTGCTAACGTGGCGCGACGGGGAAATGCTCTATCCGGAGTTCTGCGCGGTGCGGGATGATGGCCGGGCGTACTTTCGCGGCCAGCGGGTGGCTTGATGGGCCTCTCTTTGTCAGGTACTGGCAACATCACGCCCCCGTGTGATACTGGGCTCGTTCGATTCGGCGGATTCGTTGAAAGGCGAAGGCTAATGCATACGCGCGAAAGTGCGCGGGTTGCACAAGCTCGCGCACAATCGCTGGCCCATACTTTTCGTCGTAGATGCCGTTATGCATGTCTCGCGTGGGCTGTCCGGTCGTGTACTTCGTCTGGAATTTCTGGCGGTGCCACTTCTCAAATTCCTCGCGCATCATTCCTCCTTTCCGGCCAGCGCGGCACGGACCATTGCGTCCCAGTCCCTAGTCGCATTGCGCTTCTTCCACTCTTCCCACTCTTCGTCAGTGAACTCGGAATAGTTCGGGTCTTTGATCTTGAAGTCGTCGGCGCCACTGTTGTTCCATGCCTCGACCATCGCATCGGTTGGAACCCGTGGCACTGTCACCACATCAGCCTCTCCGCTGTCAGCCAGCGCGGCGCGGGCGTAGAGCGGGGTGCAAATTCCGCCATTCTTACGGGCTTGGTCGACGGCGGGAACCTCGCTGGCATGCGCTTGCACCCAGATGTCAGCGTCGCACTTCCATTCCACCAACCACGCACGCGGCTCCGCTTCCCCGCTGCCAGGCTGGCTGGCGCACTTCTGGCAGATCGGCCGATACCATTTCTGCACGGCCGGTGAGAATTTTTGATAGCGCTCGTCCGTGATGTACTTGGTGTAGACCGGCGTCGTGGCCTCCCATGCGTATTGCTCCGGCTGGCTTGCGCGCTCCAGCATGAACTCGCGCGCCTCGTGCTGGAAGTCCACCGTATGCCCGTTGGCGTAACGGATCGCCGCGTCGTGCATGGCCTCTGCAAGTTTTTCGATGTTCATTTCCCGTCCTCCGATTCGGTGCGCGCCGTCATTCCGATCTTCCTTAAATACCAAGGCGAAAGACTTCCCCAATCGAATTCATCTTTGAAGTCGCCGCAATGATGCTCTCTCGTCGTAAGCACGTGCCCCGCATCGAGCGGGCGATTTACTCGCATTCCGAGCATTGCGTACCTCTCTGACCCTGACACCGGCGCACTCTTGTGGCATTGGCCAACCAGCGTATTGACACGGTGCCACCAATCACAACCAGCGCAACATGGCCCATGCTTTGCATAGAAGCGATCAGCTAGCTCCTGTTCTTGATCAGGAATATCAGCCACGATCCACCCCCTGTTGCCGCGTCGGCCTCTCGGCAGAATGCGCGATGAATTCGCAATCCCCGCCGCTATTGATGTTGTCTTCTTGATCCTGCTTGCATTCCGGGTGCCACGCGAAATTCTGGTGGCTTCCGTCGTAGATGGATTTCTCCCGGAAGTAGCGCTCACCCTTTTCGATAATTTCTGCACACCAGATGCAACGATGTGCCTTGCGCGCTTTCGTTTCGTCGCATGAGAACAGGTGATAGGTCATTTGCCTGCCCCCTGTTGCCGCTCGCGCTGGATGTCCACGGCTGAATCAAGTTCTTCAGCCCGCAACGTGTTGCCGATCCCATCGACCACGCTCCAATGCTGACCACGGCGCACCATTCGATACCGTTCCGCATCCCGCTTTTCCGCCTCGCTCGCCGCGTCTGCCGGGGTATTAAGATTCGCCAGCACAGCACCAATGCATGATGGTGCGATGCCGATCAGCTTGCGGCTGTCATCTGCGAACTTTGGCAACGGGTAATCGAAGTGCTTGAACAAGCGACGCAAGCGGGTTGCCAGAAATTGAACTTCGCCAGCATCCAGCGTCATTCCTTCTTTCGGTTCATGGATGCCCTTTGCGTTCAGGTCAGGCTCTGCCGGGGTGGCGGATTGCTGTTCGATGTCTCGATTCATTTCGATTGCTCCAGTTGTTGACCATGTGCGCGACTGCGGCGCTTCACAAGGTCGCTGACATGTTTTCGATGAATACCGAATTTCTTTGCGACAGCGCGCTGCGAGATCGTGCCGCTTGCGACCAATTGCCGAATTTCTTCTACCTGTTGGTCACTCAATTTGGTGCGGTTGTGCGCTTCCCCAAAAACTCGGTACTGCCGCCCTTTGGCCACCTTGTCGGCGATGTTTTCGAGGTTCGTGCCATCCCAAAGATGGGCGGGATTGCAGCATCCAGGCGTATCGCATCGGTGTAGGACGTGGTTCTGCGCGTCTTTACTGTTGTGCAGGCGATAGGCAGTCCGGTGCGCGCGTTCCGTTTTGCCATTCCCAAGGCTGAATAATCCGTAGCCGTCCCGGTTCAAACTTCCTCGCCACAGCCAGCAGTCATCCGGGGCGCCAACAGCCACCTTTGCCCAAAACTTTTCTTCCAAGGTAGTAGGCATGTCAGCCTCCATCCGCCTGCGCAGCGGGTGCCGAGGTGGCCTTGGCGCGAGCAATGACCCGCTGCAGGTTATCGAGCGTGCTGCTGGGCTCGCCGACCTTCACGACATTCAGACGATAGACCGATTCAACATGCTCCAACGACCGGAGCATGTCATCGAACACACTGCAAGACACCAGTTGCGGCATGGTCGGCACTGGTGCGACGTGCGCGGCGATACGGAGAATTTCGTGTAAGCCGTCAATGACGCTGTCTGCACTGTTGAACGCTGACAGCAATACGTCATCCGTCACCCCCTTCCCATTGCTGGCCCCCGCAGAGTGGGCGGCCTGATCTAGCAACGCGGGAAGGTTCAGCATGATGCAATGCGCCTCGGTCAACTTCTCGCGGACTTCCTTGTTCACGCGATTGCCGAATCCCGGAACACGATACAAAGCGGCCTTGAATTCCTCTACGGCATTGCGCGCGATGCTCTCTGCATCCGTCAGCCCCGCTTGGCGTGCGGTGGTGTTGTCGTTGATCATTTTCTTCTCCATTGCTTGCGCGTTTCGGTTGCGGTCATCAGAAGCCTCCCACCAGCGGGCCGTCCAGGTATCCAGCGACAGCCATCGCAAACAGGATGAACAGCGTCAGCAGGAGCGCGTCGGCGTTGCTGATTTCTTCGTGGTCTTCGCGGTTCATGTCAGGCTCCGGTGGCTTTAGCTATGGCGGAACGCAGTTTGAAAAGTGCCACCGCTTCAGGATCGGTCGATGATTCAAGCCAATGACCCTTTGCCAGCACCGACTCTGCGGCCTTTGCTGCGTCCACGAGATCTGGCACGGCAGCGATCGCCAGTAAATTCGCGTTACTTTCCGCCTCGGTCTTCTTGGGATCAGAGCAGAGAAATCCCCAGCCGATGTACTCAGCGGCAAGGATGGTGTGGACCGCATAGTTGCCCGGATCAGGGTCAATCGGGCGAAGCTGATAGCCGTCCCAATGCCATGGCCCGGGGGTGTGCTTGATTTCCATGTCAGCCTCGGAGGATCGGGTAAAGGTTGGCGGCAAGCAGCGCGATGGTGAATGCGCCGCCGTAGATGTACAGCGTGCGGCGGTTGCGGGCCTGCCAGTCGCGGAAGGCCTTGTAATCGTCAATGTCGATCATGGTTGCTCCCGGTAGGTGAGCATGGCGTCGGCAAGCCGGTAGGCGTTCTTCGCCATATAGGCAACGTGCTCGTCGTTGTAATGGAGGAACGGTTCGCACGTCTCACCAAAGCGCGGGTTGGCTTCCAGCGAAAGCAAGCCAGTCAGCGCCTTCGCCGCGAACCAGTCGCGCATAGTCACGCCAATTGATCCATTGACGCGCTTGCCGCCGACGAACATGCCGTCCTCGAAAGGCATCGCCGGGCCGCCGTCCTTGATCTGCTCGCTCATGATTGCGCTCCAGCTTTTGCGAGGGCAGCATGCGCTTTCACGCGGGCCTCCGACTCAGTCAGCGTGCTTGGCGTTTTAGTGAATGTGCGAAGCATGGTCTGCAACGCGTCCACCAACTCCGGAATCAGGTTCTCCCGATCAGCCTGTCTGGCTGCGGCTTGAGTGGTGTTCATTGCTGGACTCCGGCAATCTCTTTACGGAGGCGATCCACATCGCGCTCGCCGTTGAGCAGACTAGCCACCATTGACGCGAGGAATCCGGCTTTGAACGCGCACGATGTGACCGTCTCTTCGGAGAGGGGAATCGGAGGTTTCCTCCCGCTGTCCTCCACGAACCTCTCGACTTGCTGGCGGGTGATCTCGCTCTGTGTAGTCAT